TTGCAGCGCGCTTCTCTTTAAGAGTCATCTTTGGCTCTTTCTTCTGGTTGGCGTTTCCTTTTTGTTCTTTATTTGCCATCTTTTTTATCCTTTACCTTCTCGGGTAGTTTTCCTTTTGGTGTTTCCTTCTGCCATTGGCGCGCCATCTGAGGATGGGTAGCCCACATCCACTTTTCTTGTTGTTTAGACTTAAATGGCATTATCCAACGTTATAGATAGTTAGGTTAGCGGAGGGAGACGCTGGACGAGTTGGGTTTGTTCCTGCCGCTGTAGCAAGAAGGGACATTCCTGATGCGCCAGACCACCAGTGAAATTGAATGTAGTCATTTGGCAGCACAGAGATAGGGGATTCAATGTTGGCTAAAACCTGTGAACCCTGCGCGCTAGCTGTGGTAAAGGTAAAAGCAGAGGCTGGAACTTGAACGCCGTTTTTAGAGAACCAAGTTGTGATGTGATAATCACTTGTACCGCCAGTGAAGTTAAACTGACCTAAAAAGTTAAGGTTGTATGTTCCTGGGTTTGCAAAAACAATTTTACTTTTATCCGATGTGTTAAGGGTCATGCCCTTGCTTATATTGGTAGTGTCCCAAGTAACAAGGTTATCCGCTGTAGTTCCTCCGCTAGCCTGGCTTGTGCTTAAAGCAAAGTTGCCGTAGTAAAGAATGGCGGCCGGCACTACCGGGGTATTTACTTTAACGCTCATGCGGTTGTCACCAAAAGCACAGCCACGTTAGAAGAAGAGGCGCTTGAAATAGCATACAAAGTCTCTGTTGGTCCAAGCGAGTCAATAGTAGCTGAGGTTCCTGGCAAGAGCGTAAGTCCGTATGAAGAAGAAGTTACGCCAGCACCTCCAAGGTAAACCGTTGCAACAAGGTCAACATTTTGCACAAAAACTGTTGCCTTATCCCAAACAAAACGCTTTTCAATAGAGTTGTTAACGAGGGCGTCTGTGTTAAGCGCTGTAGCCGTTGAGCTATTAAGCGTAATAACCGAGTGTGTGAGTGCCATGGGTCTCCTTAGTTGGCGTAGCTAGCAAATTGTGGGTCATTGACCATCTCCTCAGGCATAACCTGAATACAGTCAATAGCCAGCAACGTATACTGTTCAGAAATAATACCGCGTTGCTGTACCAAATATGGCCTGTATACTTCACCTTTCCAGACAACTCTGCTTTTATCCTGCTGGCCAAGGGCCTGAATCTGGCTTTCAAGTGTTGGGTCTATGTTCTGTAGGTCATCAATATTAATAGTTAAGTGCAGCTCATCAGCCTTGTAAAAACCCGCCTCAGAGGTTTTAGCGCTACCCGCAGAAATCACCGCTCTTACCACAGGGATCTTGTATGGCCCGTACCATTTGCGGCCGCCACCAGAGGTAGTTATTCCATCACCCACGTCATATATTGGGTCAGTAGTTGTACTTGTAGAGTCAAAAAACCACCATTGAGCCGTAGTACCGACGGGATTACGGAGCTCGGTATTGATACCGTCTCGAATAGTTAAAGACTCAAAGTTAGAGTCAAAACGACCTTCTTGTGTATATCCACGCATACTCTTATTATTCCTTACTTACTGTCTTTTGTAAGGTGTTCCGCGGCGGCTTCTGTGCCAGTTTTGCGGTAGCGAAAAGTCTCCCAAAGAGGGGCCGGGATCGCATGAATGCCATATAAAGTCCTGTGATGAGCTGTGCAAAGTACCTCCAGGTTTCCTGGGCTTTCAATCCACACTTGAAAGTCTTCGTCAGATTCAAAGTGAAGTCCAAAAGCCGCCTCAACCTTTTTAAGGTCCATATTGTTTACTTGAGAAAACTCGATGTGGGAGTGATGAAGCTCCGGAGTCCCTGAGCATAAGTCGTCATCAATAACGCACTTCCATAGCCCTTGTTTTTTTAGACGAGATTTAGCCTTATTAAATAGGTGGTAGTGGGGATCGTTTTCACGGGGTTCATGCTCTGGGGTAGAGACTGCTAGCGTGAGATTTAACCTATTCTTATGAGCGTCTGTCACCGTATCCACCCCTTTTTAATTAAATAAGTATTTTATTGTATCAGTCGTTTTTGGTGGTTGGGGTACTTACTGCCATCTGTATGGGTTCCATTAAAGTATCTTCTGCCAGAACCGTGAGGTTTTTTTTGATCATAAGAAGTTCGTTCTTTACCTAAAGCGATCGATTCTTCAACCTCATTGACGTGAAGTTCGGTGTCAAACAGGTCTGTTATAAGTTTGACCTCAAACTTATCCACAAAATACCTAGGGATAGGTATAAACGCTCCTAGCGCATCCCCCTTACGAACTTTAACTGTGTAATTTGGGACAGTAAGTTTTAAATTAAAAGTAAAATCTCTTCTGATTTGATCGCATTCAATCACTCCAGTCATAGCAACAGTTCCTGGTATAAACATGTTAGGCGGCTGTATGGTCATGATGTTAATTCCTGGAGGTGTTTTTATTGCAAAAAGGTTTTGAATGGTTAATATTCCGTGTCGAAACCCGCCTTTAATTATTTGCTTTATATCCGTGCCGTCATCTAAGAAGTTAATGGTGATATCTTCTTCGCCACCTGCCCAGTCAATGTCAAAGTCTCTAGTAGATTTAATAACAAAGCCATACTGGTTGCCAATGTTTAACGGCATACAGTAGTAGAAATGTGGGCTAAACCAATCTCTCTTGGGCTCACCTTTAAGCGGCATGATTACTTCTTTATAAAATCCGTCTCCCCCAATTGGGTGCGGAACTATAAGAATAGTGTTGTTAGGTACTTCATAACCTTTATCATTAAGATACGGACCAGCCAAGGGCTCTGCTCCGTTCGTAAGTCCAAAAAGAAGCTATTGTGTAGCGAATTCCGCCTTGAACTTCTGTGACACCGTGCATGTGCTCAGAGTCTCCAGGATGAATGGCTAGCTTACCTACCTCTGGGGTAACCTCAATTCCGTAATCCGGATAATAAGTGACGCCACCAGAGAACTCTGTATTTAAATAGATAATTGAGCCAAATACTCTGTGCTCAAATCCTGCTATATTTGCAGGTTTCATATCGTCAGCATGTGGGGCCTGTGAGTTTCCAGGAAACCACCTGCAAACGGATACAATATCCGGGTACACTTCTTGAGTAAGCTGGTATTCATCTTCAATATACTTTTTAATTAATAACGTTTTGTTCTTTAAAAGATCGCCTAGGTCATTTCCAAAGTTGGTATATATGCTTTGAATGTGGACTGCTCGGTTATCCCAGTGTTCATTACCATTTCTTTCCCATACTTCTTTAGTATTCACGGTATCAATAACAAACGCGCACTCCGACTCGGACAAAAAGTTATCGACAAGTTTACCTTTAAACATTTACTTATCCTCTTTACTATAGAAAGTTGTGCCGTCATATTGCCATCCAATAGCTACTTCTGTGTCTACTGGAACTTCCATGATAGTTATGCCAGATACAATAGCTTCTTGTATAAGTTTAAACTTCTCAACGCCAGGTATGGTAAGCGACCCAACAACATCTTCGTCAACCACTAACAGGTATTTTTTGTAAGACATCTCACCACTTACCTAACGGACAAGTTGCTTTTTCTAGTTTAGTTTTAAGGGCCATAAGACAGCCGCACAGTTTGCACTGTTTAGTTACCGGCACTAACTGCGGGCAGTCTAAGCATATATTATACCTAGAATCTTCTTTTTCTTTAGAAGCGTACTCCGTAGTTGGATTTAAAAAGTCCCAAGGTCTAGTCTCTCCCAGGCTTTCTTTGTATATTTGCCAAGCACTTTTTTCTTTCATTATTATATCTTAATTGCCTCTCCATTAATAAACGACCAACCTATATCGGCAGGAGAGTCGGCGGGCACCTCTACAAATTTTGGGTTTGAGAGGTACCCCGCTAAGTAGCCTTGCTCTAATAAATTTTCGTCGTTAAACGTGATCGGAAGTACAACCACGTTTTCATTGTTGAGCAAGACAATTTTTCGTATAGTCATGCTTGATAGTTTAGCACCCTACGCATCTACCGCCACTGTAGATACAGTAATGACATGGGTCATTGCCACATGAGTAGTTGTCTGGGCATGGTGGTGGAGGTGGTGGAGGTGGTGGAGGTGGTGGAGGTGGTGGAGGTGGTGGAGGTGGTGGAGGAGGAGGTGTTGGCGTAGGTGTTGGCGTAGGTGTTGGCGTAGGTGGTGGAGGAGGAGGTGGAGGTGTAACATTCGCAGTAGTTTGTTGGAATGACTGAGCCGCGTATTGACCAGTTTGGTTAAGCCCGTTATATAGGCGAAGTGTTCCCGTATAACTGAAATTTGAGGCCAAACCTGTCCACGTATAGGTGTTTGGGCTTCCATTGCCCGTGGCTAGTGGCAAGCTACTGGTAGAACCAATAGACCAAGAAGAGTATCCGGTTGAGCTTGACCAGTTAGCGGTTATGCTTGAGGAAGTTGCGCTTGTAGTTAGACTGCTAATAACAGGTATAGGATTTTGAGAGAAGTTGGCAGTAACGATGATATTAGACTGCACGTTAGTATCGGTTCTAGGGTTAGCCGTAGAGCCGTCACTCCAGTTATAGAACGTATACCCAGAAGAAGCAGTTGCCGTGACCGCAGTTCCGCTACCCCCAACCACCACCGTTTGAGAAGTTGCTCCTGTTATAGCTCCGCCTTGACCGGCTAGGTAAGCAAGATTGTAATAAGTTGGCCCAGGTGGTGATGGTGGTGCTGGTGGAGGTGGGGGCGGAGTAACGACTACATAAGGAGTCACTGAGTTAGACCCCGTTGATGCAATAGACGTTCCCTGAGCGTTTACTGCCGCAAGCGTAAAGGTATAACCCTGATTTGCCGCAAAAGAGGCTGAGTAAGTTAGAGGATTAGCCGTTGCCGCAGAGGTTAACGTTAGAGATATAGCGGGTGTTGGGGTAATAGCATAACCAGTGATGGAATTACCTCCCGTATTGCCCGGTGTATACGGCACAGAAATATGAGTAGCGTCCGGAGACGTTACCGTGCCTATTGTTGGCGCCTGCGGCACAGTGGCTGGAATGATTGCGTTAGATGCGCTAGAGGCCACTGAAGAGCCGTTAACGTTTGTAGCGGTAACCGTATAAGTTTGAGAAGACCCAGTTACATCGGATACAGAAAGCGGGTTTGCCGTTCCAGACCCCGCTGCACTAGAAGAAGAAGTTGCTTTGTAACTAGTGATAGTTTTCCCACCAGAACTTGAGGAGACTGTATAAGAAACTAATACTGTTGCCGTAGACGCGTAAGGCTGTCCAGAATTAAAAGATGCTACGCCAATAGTTGGTGTTGATGGTACTGTTGTAGCCGTAGTAGCTTGACTTGCTATTGATGATGTGGACGAACCAGTAGAATTAGAGGCAACTACTGTATAGGTGTACGCAGTTCCTGATTGCAACCCCGTAACAGTTACGGGGCTGGATGAACCCGTTCCTGTGTATGAACCTGGGTTAGAGGTAACAGTAAATGTGGTTGCAGCTCCGCCAGTTGCTGCTGGGGTAAATGACACTGTAGCCGCTCCATTATTAAATGGGCGGTTAGTTCCTACGTCTACAGCAACTACGTTTGTAGGTCTGTCTGGAACATCCGGAATAGTAACGTTTCCAGCGTCCGCGTTTCTGTACTTATTTCTGTTTAACGTATTAAGTCTGCTAGCTTTTTTAATCATAGACTAGCCTCCTTAATTGTCTTTAACTTGCGCATCCTCGTAGGTATACCCTGTAGTGCCAGAATTACTGGCCTTAGTAGCGGACATTAAGCGATCTCGCTACCAAATGCGCTAAATGAAACAGTCGCGCTAGAAGCATAAACACGAATAGTTGCACCATGCTCAAGGGTTATTCCTAGAGTAAGAAAAGTGGTGTCGTTGGCATTTACTGTCGCCCCATACACAAGCCAGTTGGCGCCAGAAGAAGAAGAAGTTCCATTAGGCCACACAGCAATTCGGTAGGTTGCGGGTGATGCAGCCTGGTTACAGATAGCGATAGTGGACACTACTGCTACGGCCGAACTACCGCCTGGGGTATATAAAGTGGCTTCTGTTGTAGCTGCTGGGTTTACTTGACCTAGTACTTTATAGGCGGTTGCCATAGTGCTCCTTAAATACGAGTTCTTAAATTATCCCCACTAAGGGGCGTTTTGTCCTACCTAACCCAGCACATTCCCACATCCGCTGTAGGTCGTAGGTTTGCCTCTTTCCAGCCGCCGTTTTCCCAAGCGTCTTTATTCTCCGTCACCCACTTACAGAGGTGATAGTCTGCGATGGGGTACCATTCTGTAGGCTCTTCTAGGTGATTAACAATAAACTGTGGCGCAACCTCTGTGTAGCCTAAAGAAGATAGGTGCTCTAGCTGAGAACAGTGCTCTTTAACCGTGGCATCTGTCCACTCAAAAGCAAGAGTTCCGTACTTTTTAGTCATACCCTTAAACACCAGCCACTCTGCGCCCTCAACATCTACCTTTATTAGGTCGGGCTCACCATAGGTTTTTGCAAGAGTGTCAATAGTCACAGTGGTTGCTGAGACTGTGCGGTAAGGCTTGCCCACATAAGGAAGAGTTTTGTCAGTTAGCCAGTCTTTATTAAGAGTAGATAGCCCATCCTCCTCAGCTTCATAGAACTCTACGCGCTCATTATCTACATCTGCTACAGCGGCTTTAAGTGGTATTACCTCGGGGACATAGATAAAGGTAGACGACAACTGCCTGTAAATTCTGGGCGCCGCTTCAACAGCAATTACTTTATACCCTTTATTTAAGCCAGCAACCGTTGCGTCTCCTCGGTTAGCCCCGATATCAAATAGAAGCACCTGTTCTCCTTAAGTTATCCACAATCGCATTGCGGTAATTCTCTGGTATGTCCTTAGTAAGTAGGTCTTTAAAGATGCTTGTTGACTCTTCGGCTCGTCCTACCCACCAACCAGAAACAGCTACTTCAAAGAGTAAGCCAACACCGCCCGGGTAATCCAACAGTTCATTCTTTATATTTGTAGAGTAGCGCAGTCCCATGCGTGCCCACGTGTAGCACTCTTGCCAGTTGCCTGAGCGATCGTGGAACCTAGACATAAGAAAGTACGCTTCTTCTCTCTCAGGTAAAACGGTAAGCGCTTGAAGGATGCAGTTACTTACAGTATGTTGCCTATCGTTTTGGTCTTCAAAGCAGATAGAGGTTCTTAGTAAGGCTTCATATGCGTAGTCTGGGTTAGTCTTATAGCCATACTCCGCAGTCCTTAGGTAGAAAGAGACGGCAGAGGCTGTCTGTCCTAGTCGGTCATACTCTTGGGCACACTGAAAGTTAAGCAGTGGGTTAAACGGGTCTTTAGATAGACGGACTACTAGGCCCTCAATTTTCATAGATAAGCGCCTCCAGGATTAGGTCTTCTACTACTTTCTTAGGGGTGCGTAGAACAAAAGCCGCATTATCTTGGAACCCAAAGCTAATAAGTAGGTCTCCATTATAAATGGCCGCGCCCACGCAGAACTCGATACGAGCATCCAAGAAAGAGAAGGCATTAGAGAGCCCTACAAAGTTAAACTGGTCATCCCATAAAACTAAGCGGTGGCGGTAGATACCGTCTTTCTGCTGTAGATAGTTCTTAAATAGATTGACCTCATGAGTGATGGCAATATACATATTGCCCCACTTAATGGCTTGGGTGCCTCCGCGCTGATCTGCTGGGGCAGGGGGAGTTTCCTTTACAAAGATCTGTTCAATCTTAGGTTCTTCAGGGTCGGCTTTAACCATCTCTGTGGGCATAGTCCACTTAATAAAGTGGTAAGGCCTATCTAATATCGGGTACCAGTTCTTCTCACAGTAAGATCCATCGTCTTTAGGGGCAGGAATGCGCACACGCTTAGTCTCTTTAATAGACCAGCCCTCTTTGTTTATCTCTATATGAGAATACTCCATGCGCCCAACACCTGTGGTGGTGGTGTCGCGCCGAACACCTATTAGGTAGTACTTACCTTCCCATTGAACTAAGCGGGCGTCCTCCAAACCAACGAACTCCCATATAGGAGTATGAAGATCTAGCATCTCTACCCGCGCATAGTCGGTCATCTCTAGATCGGAGTTAAGCCTGCAGAGGTAGTTCTCAGTTACAAGGCGCTGGTCTTTCTCAGGGTGCAAATAAGCAAGCGGACCCCATCTAGAAGGGAAGCGTTGCTCGTTCTCGCTATGATACAAAATGTAATTAACTACTCGGACATTAACAAGAATATCGCCATCTTTGTCTATAAATACAGATGGGTTCATTCCCCCGAAAGTATCGGGTATTGCTATCGGTGCTAACTTGCCACCTTGTCCAACCGCCTTTTGGACTAGATTCATTTGCTTCCTTAGTTAGTTGCTGCCGTCAAGTAGGAAACTGTAACACCTTCTGTGTCCGAAATCAGGAACAGGGGAGTTTGAGCCGAGTAGGTTACAGAATCAGAAGCATTAGCAGGAATGAGGTAGCCGACATTATCTCCGCTTGCAGATACCTGTGGGTTGCCGATATACAGGTTGGCAGTTGCGTGGGTATTGCGAATTTTGATCGTGGTATTTCGACCTTGAGGCTGAACCATTAAAGCAGTAACGGTTGTGCCAACTGTAAGCGTTCCTTGCTGAATTGGGAATGTCATTGGGATCTCCTAGGAAGTTGTATAGGTAGAGGTTAATTTAACATAAGAAGGCTGCTGTTGAGGCGCTAACGTTGAAGAAAAATAAACTGGGTACTGACTTTGGTAATCTTGTGAACAATATACATAGTGACCATTTAGTTTTTTTGCAATTCCAGCATATGAAATTCCAGTTGAAATTATAGAAAAAGTGCTGCCCCCATCAGAAGAATAAATTGCAGCAGCATTACCTTGAGTATTTTCAATTATTAAAATTTCGTTACCTGAAACAACAATTTCAAGACTGGCTCCTGTGCAGTTAGTCCAATTAAGAGAAACTTGAGTCCAAGTGTTAGTGCTAAGGTTAGAACATTTCCATAACTGAGCATTTCCGCTACCAATACCAATAGCAACCCAATAATTAGTTCCATCCCATTGAACAGAACTGAACTGATTGTAATTAAAAGGGCCAAAAGCGGCAGCAGTCCAAGAATTACTTGCTGGATCTGAACTATAATAAACATAACCAGTTGCTAGGTCGGAAACAAAAGTGTAGCCATTTTGATAGGACAATGCTCCAACAGAATTCCAAGGAGCGCCATAAACCAAATTCCAGCCGTTAATTGGATCGCCATAATTATAATAATTAGAAAAGCCGCCAACTACAACAAAATAGTTAGTCGCAGAATTATAAATAATATTATTGGCAAATGCGTTGTTATAACCATTTACACCGCCATTAGGCAAGGATCCACCAGTCCAATTAACTCCATCGCTAGAATAACTGATCTGATAGCCCATTTGATTATATTGCCAAGTTTTAACAAAATGGCCGTTTCCATAAGCCAATCCCCAAGTGTTGCCGTATTGTCCTATACTTGCATCTAAAGTAGTAGTCCAAGTATTACCGCCATCAGTTGAATAAGAATATGTTGAATACGGTTGATCGACAATATAAATATTGTTTCCATAAGCAGCAGTCTGATAATTATTATTTGTGTTTCTAAATGCAACAGGATAAGCGACTGGTGTTGTTCCAGTAATAGTCGTTGCGGGTGAAGTCAAAGTTAATTTGCCAAAATTGCCAGCAGGAGTATTTCCGTTAATCGTAAAAGTCGCAGGGTTTGTCGAGGGGGTTTCGTACAAATAACTGCCAGCAGGTATCGAAACACTAGCAGTTGAGGTGTGACCTAATGCAGCAGCAGGGAAATAAGTAGCATAAGCAGAAGTTCCAGCACTACCTGTAATGCCTTGAAGTCCTTGTGGACCAGTTACTCCTTGCGCGCCAACAACAACAGGCTTCCAAGAAGAACTCGCGGTGTCGTAATACATAAGTTGTGACATGGGGATCTCCTAAGCAATATTTCCGAATGTAAGAGGTGCGCCCCATTGAGTTCTATTTACAAAACGGAACCAACCTTGAAGCAAACGAATCTGACCAGTTGAAACAGATGCCATAAGAGGGAATCTACCTTGTGCGCCTTGGCAGAATCCGCGAATTGTAATCATGTGAGTAGCAGCAGTATTGCCGCCTGATATTGCTTTGTTCGAAGTTTGATTATAGTTAGTAATACCAGTTATGGCAGTACCATTTTGTAACATAACCTGAACATTGGTCATAAACGAGCCGTTAGCAACTCCACCCCATCCAAGGGTAATAGTTCCTGTTCCAGAATTAGAAACATACATATTGTATTCAAAATCATAAGCATTACCTGCTAAAGTATATGGAGCAACACCAAATAGGCTTGTGGCAGTTGTTGTTATGATCGAGCCTTGAGTCCAAGAAGCATAATACTGCTCTGCTGGTATTTGCTGGTTCTTGTGGTTGTCATCGCCAACAGTTGCATATCTAGTTGAATCATTTGTACCTGTACCAGCGTTTCCGCCAATAAGAGGGTAATTTGCGTAAAAAGGGTCAATCGCTACCGTATTGGCGTTATATACATAAGGCTGACCTAATACAATCGAATTTGAAACATTTGAAACAGTTGAACTACTGCCAATATGAATAGTGTTACTGCTAGTTGAAACTTGATACCCAGCATAATTACCAACAAAAATATTGGCGCCACCACTAGTTAAACCGTTACCCGCAGAATTACCAACAACAACATTGTTAGATCCTGAAGTTAAACCAAAAGCAGAAGCCAAGCCAATCATTACATTGTCATGCCCACTCACTGGAGCAGTAGAAGCGATATTAGTACCAATAAAAGTATTTTGATAACTAGTATTAGTACCAGTACGACCAATATTTGTACCCATGGCAATGTTGTAATTGCCAGTTAAAGAAAGTTGAGTCGGATCGCCAACAAACAAACTATTGCTAAGTCCTGATGGAATATTAACGCCATATCCAGCAGAACCAGTAGTACCTTGAAGTCCAAGCGACCCTTGAATACCAGTAGTGCCTTGAATACCAATAGAACCAATAGTGCCTTGCAAGCCTTGAGTACCCTGCGCTTGGTTAAATCCACCACCCTGAATACCTTGAGTGCCTTGGATCGAACTAGATGACAAAACAGTATTTACCCAAAGTACGCCTTGGTTGGCAGGAGCAGTAGCACCGAATACAACACCCTGAACACCGATGTTGCCTTGGATACCCTGAAGTCCTTGGATACCGTAGAAGCCTTGAAGTCCAAGAGTTCCTTGGGTTCCAACAAATCCTTGTGTTCCAGTCGCGCCCTGCATACCAGTAACGCCCTGAAGTCCAACTGAACCCTGATTACCAATAGTGCCTTGTGATCCTGTTGCGCCCTGAAGTCCTTGAACGCCTTGGCTACCAATAGTTCCCTGAGTTCCAGTAAAACCTTGAACGCCAGTAAAGTAGGCAAGTGATGTCCAAGCGGTAGAGCCGTCACCGATCTTTATCTTCTTGGTATCAGTTTCATATGCCCAGACACCTGCAGTCAGAGTTGGGTTAGCTGAAGTCCAGTTAGCGGCCGTATCAGAGCGCTGTTTAATCGTGGTCTGAGCTGCTGAAGCAGAGCCGCCAGAGATGGTTCCGGCCTGTAGGGTACCGGCAACGTTTACATAACCAGCAGAGTTGATAGACATTGCGTCTGTGGTGCTGTTGTTAGTTACAAAGCGAATACCGTTTGAGGTAATAGTTCCTAATACTAACTCACCGTTAGAGGAGTATAGGTAGGTGGCATTTGGAAGAGACAAGCTGCCAGTTCCGCTAAAAGCAGAGCTGTTAATACCAAAGTCGCCGTAGTAGGTTGAGTCCGTAGAAGAGTCATTGTTAACAACTAAGTCCGCAGAGGCCTGAGTCCCAGCCAATGAATTCTGGATAATGATCTGGTTGTAGTTGTTAGTGGAGTTCTGAGCAGTAAAGAGCGCGTTAGCAGGGGTATAGGTAAGCGTTCCTACAGTTACAGATGCGGCAGTGGCGTTACCGATATTTGGCGATGTAAGGGTTGGGCTTGTAGATAGGACTGTTGTGTAACCCGTGCCTGTAACTGCCTGTAGTGAAAGGGTTTGAGTTCCAGATACATACTGAAGCCCGTTACCGACGTTAACAATACCGCTTCCGCCAGTGGTTCCCTGGATACCCTGGGTACCTTGAGAACCGTTAGAGCCAACAAAACCAGCGGTACCCTGTGCACCAATTGTGCCTTGGTTACCAAGAAGACCTTGTGTTCCCTGGGAGCCTTGTGTGCCAGTAGTTCCTTGAGGACCAACTGCTCCTTGTGTTCCTTGGGTTCCAAGAGTTCCTTGGTTACCAGTCGTTCCTTGAGAACCAGTAAGGCCCTGAAGACCAGTAAGTCCTTGGATACCCGTTGTTCCTTGAGTACCTTGAGATCCATTGGTTCCATTAGAACCGCTTGCTCCTTGGGTGCCCGTAGATCCTTGAACACCTTGAGCGCCAACTGTTCCTTGGCTACCTGTTAGGCCCTGAGTGCCGTTTGTTCCATTAGTTCCGTTTGTGCCTTGGGATCCAGTAGTCCCTTGTGTTCCTTGAACAGTTCCGCTGGTGATGAGGGTTGCGGAGAAGTAAGTTCCATTACCGCTTGTGCTGCCGCCATATTGCAGAGTCTGGGAAGTTGTATTAGATGTATAAGCCGTAAAATCTAGATAGTCAGTGGAGCCATTAAGGTAGATAACCTTAGACCCGCCCTGAGTGTAACCATTAGTAGTGGATACAGAGTTTTGGTAAATGGCAATCGTGTTGCCATTCTTTCTTACCTGGGTGTTGGTTTGAGCAGTGCTCAACGAACCAGTTGCCCACCAAGAATCAATGTTGATGAGGTAGTAACCGGCAATAGTTGGCTTAAATTGATGCCCAGTTGGATCCCACCAGTTTTGAGGATCAAAGTCGTCAATAAAGTTAATTAACGCATCGGCACCAGAAGTAACAGTTTGATCGCTAGATAATCTTCCATTAACTGTATAGCTGGTAGCAGTTAGCTGCCCACCATCACGCCCCTGTAGACCTTGGGTACCTTGAACGCCTTGAAGTCCTGTAGCTCCTTGAGAGCCGATAACTCCTTGAATACCTTGCGTACCTTGGGCTCCAGTAGCGCCTTGAGTTCCGGTTGTACCTTGAGAACCAGTAGAGCCGGTAGCACCGGTCGTTCCTTGCGTTCCAGTGGCTCCTTGTGTTCCTGTAAACCCTTGTAGACCAATAAGTCCCTGATTACCCTGAGCTCCTTGGTTACCCTGAACTCCCTGTGTTCCTTGGGTACCTTGAATACCAATAAGTCCTTGAATACCTTGAGTACCCTGCGCCCCTGTTGCTCCTTGAGTACCGGTGGTGCCTTGTGAGCCTGTTGTGCCTTGTGATCCAGTGGTACCTTGTGATCCTGTTTGACCAGTAGAGCCCTGCGCACCAGTAGTTCCTGTATAACCCTGAATTCCTTGGATACCAGTTGTTCCCTGAAAACCAGTAGATCCTGTGTTGCCCTGTGTGCCCTGAATACCCTGTGTGCCTTGTGCACCAGTCGTACCAGTAGAGCCCTGAGCACCTGTAGTTCCTGTATATCCTTGAATACCTTGAATACCAGTTGTACCTTGTGAGCCTGTGGAGCCTTGTGCTCCAATACCGCCCGCTTGTGTCCACACGATTGGGTCTATGCCAATCTTTATTGTTCCGTCAGAGTTAGACCCTGTTGAGGTTAGAACCCAAGTAGTGGATACATATGTTGTTCCAGTTAGAACGTAAACAAAATCTCCGCCTTCAACTTGCCCCGTGACATGGTTATCGGAGTCAGTTGCGCGAGTAAAGCGATATTTACTGCTAGATGAGCCTACGCTTGTAACAGAGTAAACGCCGTTTTCAATTGAGTTTGCTCGTCCTGTAAAGAGAACGCGGTTACCTACAGAGAGTGTGACGCCATCAATTGTAGGGATTACGCCATTTGCGTTTGCCTCAATATACGCGCCTACACCTGTGCCACCCTCTGTGTCAGAACTTCCAGCGAAGTAGGTGCTTGTACCTGTTCCAGTAGCAGTGGATACAGCGTTTACTGCACCGTGTGCGTTTTGAGAACCAGCTTGACCAGTTACACCTTGAACACCTTGTGTTCCCTGTGTGCCAGTAGCGCCCTGTGTTCCAGTGGTTCCTTGCGATCCAGTTGTTCCCTGGACGCCTTGAGTACCCTGAATTCCTTGAGAACCAGTAGCGCCTTGAGTACCAGTAGTGCCCTGTGAACCAGTGGTTCCTTGGTTCCCTTGAGTGCCTTGTGTTCCCTGCGGCCCTTGGTAACCTTGTAGCCCTTGAAGGCCTTGCGTTCCTTGTGTGCCTTGCGCTCCAACAGTTCCTTGAGACCCTACAACACCTTGAGTGCCTGTAAATCCTTGGGTTCCTGTAGTGCCTTGAATACCGGTTGTGCCCTGATTACCCTGAAGCCCTTGTGTTCCTTGAGAACCAGTAGCACCAGTTGCTCCTGTAGTTCCTTGTGCGCCAGTATTTCCTTGAGATCCAATAGTTCCTTGAGATCCAACAAATCCTTGGGTACCTGTGGTGCCTTGTGTACCGACGGCGCCTTGGGTACCAGTGGTTCCTTGTGTCCCAGTAAAGCCCTGTGTACCAGTAAATCCTTGAATGCCAAGAGTTCCTTGGTTACCTTGAACCCCCTGAATACCTTGGGTTCCCTGCGGCCCTTGAACGCCCTGAAGCTGCGCATAACCAAAACCTTGGTTACCCTGTGTACCTTGAACGCCTTGAAGTCCCTGAGCACCTGTAAGGCCTTGTACGCCTTGGACCCCTTGAGTTCCCTGGTTGCCCTGTATACCTTGTGTTCCTTGGACGCCTTGGATACCTTGCGTTCCTTGAGCCCCTTGTAGACCACTTACTCCAAAAGTCCAAGCAGTGAAAGTTCCAGAGCCTCCAACGCCTGTTACGTTTACTGTGATACTGGAATCAGTTGTTACAGCAGTGACTTGTCCAAACATAAAGTTAGTTGGGGTTCCAGTGTTTGTTACAACAACATACTGACCAACAGAATAAGCGCCAGAGTTAGTTACTGAAAATACTTTAGAGCCAGTCCCAATTGTGGTAGAAGTGGCAGAGGTTACGCCTGTAAATGAACGTCCTTGAATACCTTGCAGGCCTTGTGTACCCGTAGTTCCTTGAGTCCCTTGGACACCCTGGATACCTTGTAGTCCTTGAACACCCGTAGTTCCTTGGTTTCCCTGTAGACCAAGTAGACCTTGTAGTCCAAGTAGACCTTGTGTTCCCTGAGATCCCTGAGTACCAGTTGCTCCTTGTGAACCTGTTGTACCTTGGGTACCTTGAGTACCCAACAATCCTTGAACACCTTGAATGCCTTGAGTACCTTGTACTCCTTGGATACCCTGCGTACCCTGAGAACCTGTAGTTCCCTGAGGTCCTTGTGTGCCTTGCGTACCTTGAGTTCCATAGTGTCCTTGTAGACCTGTGTACCCCTGAATGCCTTGGATACCTTGTACACCCTGAACACCTTGAGGACCTTGCACACCCTGTAATTGATCATAACCGAAGCCTTGATTACCTTGAGTGCCTTGCACACCCTGGATGCCTTGTGTTCCCTGAGCGCCATCATGACCAATGTATCCAGTAATACCTTGAGGGCCTTGGATACCTTGTAGCCCATTAGCTCCACCAATAGGCGCTTGAACGCTAACTACAATTGGCGCAGGTGGAGTAACAATAATTGGTTGAATAGAGCAACCACAAGAAGGCCAGTAGCCTCCACAGTAACCGCAAGAACTCATCTATTACCAACTCCCGTACTGACCGGTGTCCATAGTGACGCCGGTAGTGGTGAATACTTGACCTCTGATATAAGTCATTGCATAGTTAGGATCTGTTGCAGAAGTAGCTACAAGGTCCCAGAAAGCGCGTTGTGGTAGGTAGGAAGTCTGTTCAACAGTCAATGAGATTCTGATAGTGCTTGCCGTAGAAGAGGTAGATACCTTAGTAATTGTAAAGGTGGCGTAAAGTGAAGGTGAGTTAGGGTAGCTACGGATTTGGGATTCCCAAGTAAGGCCTGTGGTATCAAATGGGAAGGTAAACTCTTCTTGGAAAGAGTTACCCTGGTAGAGAATAAGGTCTTGGATCTGCGCGTAAGTAGGGAACGGATTACGACCAGTAAGATCATTATGTATATAAACGCGCTCTGGCTTACGAGCGTCATCAATCTCTTGACCCATGTAGATAGGTACAAACTTGTTAGTGGTTCTAGAGGTACGGATAAGAGTACCCATCTCAATGCGCCACAGGCCAACGTTAAGCTGTGAGCATAGCAAGCGGTATTGTTCCCAGCGTTGCTGGATAATATTAGAAAGCTGCTGATAGCGCTGAGCGCGTGGGATTACCACACCATCTGGGGCGGTGATGTTGATATCAAAAGCTGAGTCAGTAGCTAGCGCCCATAGAGCCTCAATAGAAGCTAACACAGCTACTGGGTACTCTTCAACAGGCGGGATTGAGTTGATAGTTACCTGTGAGCCGTAAGAATCTACACGATTATATGTGTGCTGGGTTACAGCATCGCATACAAAAGTAGTGATGTCTTCATCTGTAAAGTAGCGATAGTTCTGACCAGATACGGCAATAGTTGCGTTTAGCGCAGGGGCAATTACAAAGTGAATGATTCCTAGATTAGCTTCTAGAGTGTAATTAGCGGGGGTAGCCTGCGCAGTCCCATTAACGGTTATGTAAAGGGTAGCTGGGTCTACAGGATACTTGCCAATTGGAAAGGCTTTAGTAGTGCCATCGCCAGTCGCAGCATAGCTAAACTGAGAGGCTTGGTCACCGATCTCAAGACGGACTCTTGAGACTAAATCAGATAATAGGGCCACCCAAAACTCCTCACGCTACAGGTACTATAGTGTCGGAATTTTTATAAAAAATCTGCTCAAACGAAAAGAGCGCCTCAGAAAGAGGCGCCCACTTCGCTAAGTATGTCTTAGATAACGCCAGCTAGATAACCTTTTTCCTTAAGGTGTTGAGCTACTTGCTTTGTAACTTTGTACTTAACGCCAGCTTTAAAGCTGTAATTATTGCCCTTACCGAGAGTCATGTTGTCGAGGTCTTGAACGACACGAATCTCAACGGAAGAATCATCTGGACTTCCGACAGTCACAGGGTCATCAACAATAACTGTTTGACGAGAAGGCTTAGTAGCGTCAATAACTTCGGTCTCTAGTTTGACCTGGGCTTGAGCTGTTGCCATAGACATTTCAGCTGCACGATCGTTCATATCGGCTGCCGCTTGCTCTGCAAGCTGCTCGCGTACACGACCGGTTACATCAGTGGGCTTTGTTTTAGCCATTGTATTCTCCTAATTAGTATCTCGATTAAAATGGTGGGGGGCCGAAGCCCCCCACTTTAAGCTATTTAGTTGTAATTAGTTGGTTTCTACAATTACTACGCTCTGGTCAGTGATGAGGCCAAGTCCGAAGATTGAGTACCAAGCAAGTGCATGCTCACGACCAAAGTCGAGGATACCGCCATCGCGGAGTTCGACTGGGAGTGAGATAGCGTGACCAAATGCGTTATCACCGATCATGATAGCTGCATAACGATCTGAAGCACCGTTACCTGTGAGGGTAGCTGGGGTTGTGTAGCCTCCGCCAGGAACAACAACTGGGTTAGCAACAGCTGTATCAGTTGTGTATCCAGAACCTGCTCCACCAACGACCTTGAGGACCTGAGTGGTTTCGATGAATACTACGTCGTAGAGACGACCGATTTCACCAAGCATGAAGTTACCTGGAGCTGCGTACTTAGTGACTTCGATGAACTCAGGGTTGTCACGAAGAGTACGGCTCTGGTGTGGGTGAACGAAGCAGACATAAGTCTCGCCCAACCGTGGGATGTTCTTTGTTGCCAAGGTCTCAACTGTGTCCTTGATAACGTGTGGTGTGAGGTATGAAGCACCTGTCATTGATGCACGTGATGTGCCGAAGGTTCCATAGCCATACCAGTTGTTAACAGCTGATGAGACTGATGAGCGATCTTCACCGTAAAGGGTTGAAGAAGCTGCGTAGAGTGTGTCGCGTGAGAGCTGATCTAGGTAGATAGCCATGTTACGACCGAGAAGACGTGAGGCTGAAGCCATTACGTCATCGAATGAAGCATTGAGCAAGAGCTCAGATACTGCAAGAGCATAACCATGCTCAGTTACAGTGATTGAGAACTGCTGTGCTGTGAGAGCGTTAGTCTGCATACGGACACCTTCAACAAGAGGTGAAGCGAATCCGAGGTTGTTGTAACGCATGAAGTTGATCTGTAGACCAGGTGCAACACCGAGCTCAGTCTTCTTGACTGCAAACTGCTCGAAGCGAAGGATAGGCATAGCCTGGAACAAGATTTCCTTGGACCAGATAGTCTGAATCGCCTGAGTTAGCTGGGTGTTGGTACCTGAGTACGCTGTAGGGGCTGCGGCAAGATTGCCTGTACCTGTGATACCTGATGCCATTTGGCTTTGACTCCTTGATAGTAGTTTTTAATAGATTAAGTGTTAGCCCAATATTCCGCTGGTCTTACCAAGAGCACGGTTGCTCAAGATCTGAGTGCGGACTTTTGCGTATTCATTCATCGGCATTGACGCAATATCTGCGGCAGTAAACTGACGTGGTTCCGAATTAGTTTCCAGTGGTCCAACGCCTGGCAAGGTTGCCCTTACGCCCGGCATATCTCTGCGCTGCTGCTGAATAGCAGACTGTGCAGATTCGAGAATACTGTTAGATCGCTCAACCAATCCTGCAATGCTCTCGTTGATCTCTTCCAAGGTATTGCCCTGGACGTAATCAATGAGTTGAGGGATGATATTGTCGCGGTTCTGTTCAACAGCTTGTTGACGGTATGCTTGCAGTTCTGCAAACTTTCTTTCCTGCTCCAGAAGAGCGAAGGCCGCTTCGCGTTCTTGACGCTCACGTGCCAACTGCTCTCGCAACTCTTCAGCTGTAGCCTTTGCAAAGTCCTTGGCGTCCAAGTTCTCTTCAAGCTTAGCCTTTTCTTCAGCTGCTTTGGCTTCCGCCTCTGCTGCCTTGCGAGCTGCTTTTTCTTCCCGCTCCTTCTTGAGAAGTGAAACTTCTTCCTTCAATCGATCGATCTCTGGGTAAAGCTTTTCTTTCTCTTGTGAACGAACCTTTGCAAGATCCTCTTCGGTATAAAACTTCTGAGTAGGTTCGGTCTTTCCAGAGGTAACAGTAGGCGCGTCAACGCCCGACACATTTACTACTGGAGCGGTATTTGCTTCTGCTTCAAAAGCAGTAGCCATTTGTTCTGCAGTTTCTGACATGCGTTTATCCTTTTATCCTAGGGGTCGTTCTCCGATGTGGGGGCACAAATGACCTAACGTGGTATTACAGTATTTATTTTGACAATAGATGTCCTAATTGTCTGTATAAATTACTTTATTTTTCGTAGTCCTCCGGAACTCTGCGCTGTGGCAATTGAGTACCGTAGGCTTCCGTTACTAGTCGAGTGCGTACCTTCTCGTCACCCATTTGGGCGGCGATAGTTGCGTCGTCTAGTAATACTGGCTCTGTTGGGGCTGCAGGTGCTTCTGCGCCTGGAACGCCTGGTGCAGAGGAACCACCAGGTCCTGTTTGTGCTGGCATTGACCCTGTAAGAGCCATGATGTCCTGCTCGATCTGTGTCTGGATAAGCTTGAGTGCCCCATCTGCCATAGCTTCGTCTTGAAGCTCTTGACGGATCTCTGTGAGCTTTTCTTGTGGGAACTCTTCGCCTAAGATGCGCAAAGCACCTTCCTTAGACTCAAGGCCAAGAGAGAGCATTGACTGGACTTCATTGATAGCAATGAGCTTGTCAAGAGGCAATGGCTGAGGGAAGTGAACGTATGAGCGGAAAGTAATAGGATCATTAATATCAAGCTGAGATACCTGACCAGGCTTTAGCGGAACAGTGCTTGAGTTAGGGTCCCAGGTAAATGTCTCTGGCTCTTTAAGGGCAAGGTTAAGAAGGATAAGCTCATTAACGCGCTCAAGACCGTGTGCGTACTGAACGATCTTCTGGTGATAACGGTTCATCAATGGCTGGAACTGAATAGAAAGAGCAACGCCAGAGGTGTTAGAGATAGGCTGAGCCTGCCCAAGAGCGGTCTCAGGAACACCAATCATTTCGTGCATAGACTTCTTCATCATTGCTAGGAAGTCCATAGCGCCCTTTAGACCCTGTGCGCCACCTTCTAGGTTCTCTACTCGTGCGTCTTTTGGAAGCCCGCCCCATACTTTGTTAGCGCCCTTCTCAAGCTGAGAAGCTTTAGCACCGATGATGACGGTGACGGGAGCCGCGTGGTAATTAACAATGTCAGCAATATCCGTAGCAGTCTCATTGTAAGCGCGGTTAATATTGATAATGTCATTGCAATCAGAGAGACCCCAAGGGCTACCACTAATACGAACATTCGGAATATGAATAACTGGAATTGTGCCAAGCGGATTAGGGCGCGAGTCAATGAGTTCGTCATTGATGTATTCCTCGATGATGTCATCTGTGAGGATTTCTGTGTACGTGAATACTTGGCGCGTACCTTCCAAGCTAGTACCCCAAAAACGGTACTTAAGCTTAAAACGGACAAGGCGTTCGCGGTCGTGTGGATGGAACTCGGGGAAAGCAAAACTAGAGTTAAGAGGCAAAATTCGTACACGACCAGGGTGCTTACGGCCAGCAGGATCCACATAAGGCTCTTCATAAGCCACTTTAATAAAGCAATCACCTGACACCGTACCTTGCTGACCAATTTCCCAAAGGACTGTGGCCTTGTTGTTATCCACTTCCCAGACGCGCTCTAGCAGGTCTGGAACGATTGCTTCGGTCTCTTTAGGGCTGCGGAAGTTAACACCCTTACCAAAGGTAAAGTTAATGATGAAGTCGCTGAATGCGCGATAGTAATTAAGAACCATCTGTGTCTCGCCTGTCTGACGGCGATAAGACCAGTGGTGGCCAAGATACATAGCCCAGTTAAGTGAGTAGCGATTTAGGCGTGGGCCGTGGACTTCAAACTCTTCATCCGCTAGTTCTACTAACCCAAGCGGGGAGATGGAGATGGTTAAATCAGATGAGGCTGCGCGATAACTCGGTGGAGAGAAATCCATACCGCTCACTGCTCACCTCTTTCAACTTTAGACAATACTAACATAAATGTCGACTTATGTACAAAACGACACTCAGCGGAAACGTTCGCCTCTAATGAGGTTCTGGCCTACCGGCTTAGTTACTACCTTCTTTTGTTCTTTTTCTTTTTTATCCTGCGCTTCTTTAGCGTAATCGCGGAAGCGTGGATCTACATCTTTCTCAGATGTTACAAACTTGCCACCCAATTGAACATAGCGGGAGTGAACCCAGTGAGCAGCTGCAGGAGAAGGGTATGTGCGGAACTTAGAGCGCGCTTGAGTAGTAAGCATGTTCCAAAGCTTTTGATTTGCAGGGATCTGCTTAGGACCCTTTTTTACTTCTTTACCTGCGATTAATGCCATTAATAATCCTTAGATAGTAACCAGCCCTGCCCCAAGTATGAGGCAGGGATGATTGACTTATTTCTTAGTCGTGGACGACTGCAGGATTGCCAGCCTTCTGTGGACCACCGCTGCGGAATGCTTCCTCAATGCGGTTGTCACCGTGGTCTGCAAAACCACCAGCAGCAAATTCCTTAAGATGATCTGGAGCTTCTACCCATGCAGCAGAACCAACGTGAGCGCGCTCACGCATTGTCTCTTCTGGAAGCTTCTCAAATACATTCTGATTACGGTTTGGACGACCTGCTGCAGGAACGTATCCCTGCATAGCGCCCTTTGTGAATTCCTGTGGGACGTCTGTGTCTGTTGCAATGCCTTCTTCAAAACGAAGTGGGCCGCGCTGACCAGGGGTTGCTGGTGAGACTTTGCGGTCGTAGACAGTGCCAGGACGTTCTGGGAACTTTGGATCTGGTGCAATTGCCATTATTTACTCCTATATTAGGTTGAGGACCTCAGTAAAAGTGTGCTACAGAAAGTAGCTACAGTCAGCCTAAAGTCTTATCTAAAAAACGGACTGGATGAAACTTCAATCTGTGGCATCGTCATTTCGATGGTTAAAGAGCAGGCGATAGCCAACGAGTCTGCGTAGTCATCGTGCGCGTGGGCTTCGTCCGGCGCTTTAGCTAGAAAGTTAGGGCCAGTAAACTTGGTCTCTAGATCCTCTAACTGTTGACGGAATCGGCGGTAACTACGAAGCTTTCTTGTCTTAGCGTGGGCAGGCCAACTAATGAGCTCGCGGTCCATAAGCGCCTTTAAGTGCTTCCAACGCTTAGATTGCTCAGGCTGACTACTACCTACAGCAAATACCTCTGCCCTAGGAAGCAGGAGTTTTAGGCGCTGAGCAACCGCGTCACCAACACCATTAGCGTCTACGCCAACATACATAACGTTGTAGTTCTCTAAGAACTTTACGATCTGGAAGTACTGGTCTTCCCAGTCATCTCCTTGTAACTCCAACCAGTTAAGTACTCTGTGGTCAAAGTAGCCAAATTCATCTGGGCGATCCCAGTCAACCCAGACAACAGTTACTACTGTAGAGTCAATCTTACGGGCTGGGTCAATGCCAACAACTACTGGGGTTCTATGCCAGGCGCGCTGGATCTCCATAGAGGTATCGCCAAGCTTATCCATGGTGGTTGAGGTAACGAACATACCGCGCTCAAGAAGCCACTTACAGTTGTACGACATCTGGAATTCATCTGAGTCTTCGCCAATGCGCAGCTTCTCACGCTTAATGTGCTTCTCATAGTTAGCGTTGACCTTAACCACATCTCGCCAAGTCCATTCAAAGTGGTTCTGGCGTTTGGTTCTACTGGTTTGCCTACGCTTGTTAAGCATGATGCTGTTGTAGAAATTGTTCTTGTGGGTAGTTGGGGTGCCAGTTTTAACCATAGTTCCTGCGTAGTACGCAAGCATAGGAGCGATTGACTTGGAGACTACAAAGTCATCAGCTTCTTGGCACTCATCAATAACAATAAGATGGAAGGACTTAGATTCAATCTTTGCGCGTGGGTTAGCGGTCATCATCATTAGAGATGAGCCAGAGTTCTTTAGCTTAATCTGGCGGGTAACGCCTGCCACACGGCCTACGCTGTCATCAATCTCAGGATCACCTAGGATCTCTAGGGCGCGCTCAGAGGTAAGGCGGTTTACTGTACGACCAAACAGGGTTTCAACCTGACCCTCAACAGGCGCAAACATACCGATCATAATGCCCTCTTTAAACTTACCAAGAAGGTCTGGGTACATCTTGGCTAGGCGCGGGAGCAAAACCATCAAGGTAGCAATGGTGTTAGCAATAGTCTCTGACTTACCGCTCTGACGAGCTGCCAAAGCTGTGATTTCTTCGCTGTCATTAATAATGACGGACTCAATAATGCGGCGGGCAAGCGGCATTTGATAAGGGTGAAGCTCATGACCTACAAGGGCAGTCTGGAATTGAATGCAGCGGTCAACAAGCTTATTGACGAAGGCACGGGAGAGCTCATCAAGCTCAACCTCTTCGTCTTCTATCTCGGGTTCATCGCCCTCTATTTCATCAGGGTAGAACTCGTCGTCTTCATCATCAATTAGTTGGTCCATATAAACCTTTAGTTTATTTTAAAACAAAGAGCCTAAGTCGTTAAACCCAGGCTCTTTGCGCCATCTACGGGGAGAGGAAGAGAGGCGTAGACAATAATAGCATAAATGTCTATTTGTCGACAAATGGGTTTAGCGGCGTGGCGTACGCTTTCTAAGTTGATCCACCATAGCGTGAAGAGCCTCTGCGCCCTTTAAAGCTTCATCTAAGTAGATGTCGTCCCTACTGCGCTGGTACATAGAGAGGCAACGGCCTATCTCATAGATGGATTGGTCTAACCAACCCTCAATCTCAGCTGTTTGTAGTCTTGTTACTCTCTTAGAGACCTTCTCAGAGAATGGCTTGTCCCAGACCTTATTCCGAGAAAAAAGTTTCATCAAATAGTCCGTCCTGAGGCTTCCAAGCGTTTCGGCCTCGCATAGTCCTGAATAGTAGCGCGTCAATAGAGTCTTCGTCATCTAGGTCAATGTTTGGCTTCTTAAACCACACCCCCAGATAGAACCCTGGGTGAGTAAATGGGAAGCGGAATACTAAGCACTTACCTAGTCTGTAAGGGCGGTCAGTCTCCTGAGTTGTTCCTACCTCAATAACCGGTAGTAGATGTCTATGCCAGTACTTTAGCTTTCCGCCGTATAGTGGTCCGTATGATTTCATTGCGTGAATAATACCCTAATTTCTTCGGGGAACTGTGCTTTTGGAACTTTCTTGTAGGCTGCCTGGTCTAATCCAGAGTTGCGCAGGTACTTTCCAGTAGAGTCTGTAACCTTTAAGTCTTGCCAGATCTCTATTGGTACATCAGGATACTCACAAATATAGGGGGCATCTCTAAACTGGATTAAAAGAGTTTCTGTGTCCTTCATATAAGCTAGCTGGAGCGCTCTGGGACGTGTTGGGTTGGTAGTTGGGGCGGCTCTTGTTTCCACAGGCCTTGCAAACTCAACGCCATATTTATCTTGTACATCTTGATACTTCTCTTCAATGTACTCTTCATAAGTAGTGGTTTCTTCTAAATAAGCCTTAACTGAGAAGTCCATAGACCGTGAGTGGTCTGGGCCTACTATCTGATCCCAGTTACCTAAAGGCGCTTTCTTTCTACCCATTATTCCTCACATACGTGGTCAGCGGTATCTGTCTCCAACACTCTAGCAAAACACGCTCCGCACCTTAAATACCTAGGCGGTTTAAAGTTGTTCTGCGCGGTTGCTCCAAGCGGAAACTCAGACCCATCTTCATTAAATGCTGGTGTAACAACTACTAGCTCTGGCTCTCGTAAAAGCTCTGGCGAGAAAGGCCCGTAGGCGTGGGTAACTTTATCTGGGACTGGATGGGCTTGAGGCGCGGCTATACGGGTAATTAGATGTGGAGCTACCATATCTAACTCGTAGTCAACCTCGCGGCTTCTTGACCCATAAGCACCAAAAGTCTCGTAGTCAATGCCCACTAGTTACTCCTGAACGGCAGTGCTCTTTGCAGTTGCTTTCTTCTTAGGCTTATCTTCTACTGGGGCTTCTTCTACAGGCGCCTTTTCAGATACAGGCGTGACTAAAGGGAAGTGCCCTGCAATAGCCCTGTCTTGCAACCAGTGTGGCAAACAGTTACCGCAGTAGTTAGCGGGGCTTACACCGGTCTCTGAATGAGTGTACACAGCCTCATTAAAACAGTTATCGCACTTCATGTAGTCCTCCTAAATAGTACTTCAGTATAGCAAAAAGGGGGCGCTACTGCGCCCCCTTAATATGTAAAGACTTACTTTGTAGGTGTTTGGAAGTGCTCGTAAGCGCCCTTGAGTACAGGACCAAAGACACCAATTAGAGCAGACCATGCAACCTGCTTAAGATGGTGGTTGCCGCCCTGCCAGATGGCTACTCCAGCAACAACTGTTGAAATGACATAGTGCTCGAAGAGAGCCTTTGTCTTTGCGTTCATTATTACTCCTCTATGTTATTTGCGTACGGCGTTATGATGTGAGAGTCCGCCTGAACGTTAGGTTTAGACGAGCTTTCACTGTGAGATGCTACACCCCCAAAGCCCGCCAATGCAACAGCTACAAGGTGTTTTGGGTCAGTAGAATATCCGGTAGCCGCCCAAGTCCCTAGGGCAGCCGATCCACCAAAAGCCACATGCACCGGGCTGCTGAAGTTAAGCTTTATCCCCACGAATGTGCTCCAATACTTCTCTCATGTGCCTGCGGAGCTCCTCAATATGGTTATGAGTCTCCTGGTCCAATTTAAGGTCCTTACTAATGATACGCCTGTCTTCGTCCCCAGAACGGTTAGTTGCGTTTAACAGTAAGCCTGAGAGCAGGATGGACTCTAAGGAGACAGTGAGCGTTAGCAGGTTAAATGGGTATGGGTCAAAGACAGCAAAGGTCATCCAGATAGTCCAAAAGATCAGATGAAATATGAGGAACCACGCTGAACCGAACGCTATTGAGGCCCAGTCAGACATCCTTTGGAATACTGCGCTAACCCCTTTGTTCTTCTTTTTTGTCATTCATTGGCCTTTGCTACCATAGAAGTGTAAGTGGCTAAATCAATACCTTTACCCTTAGAAGCTTTAAGGCCTGGATACAGCCCTTGATAGACAGGAATAAGCGCAATCTCTTCCTCAGTTAGCACGTTAGACACTAGGTTAGATGGCATAAGTCCCGCATTTGCTAGGGCCTTAGATACTACTAACTCAACATTGCCTTTAGCACCCACTTTAAACACAGATGATCCTGGGAACGGTGGCGCAACAATTACTGTTGGCTTGGTTGTAGGGACAGGCGCTGGAGTGTTAGATGTGTGAAGCGCTGCAGCTCCGCCACCAGTAAGCGCTGTAGCCCCAGCTACTCCTGTAGCTATAAGCTTGCTATTTCCATTTGATTTAGCTGGCGCTGAACTTTTTGCATAAGCTGGGCGGACAATGGCTAACACATAAAGATAAGGACGATGACGGCGATAGCACCCGTCTCCATTAGCCTGATTTCCTGTGTAGGACTCCGGGCCAGTGTTAAAGCCAATAGTTGTGAGACCATCTTTAGAAGCGGCTTCCACAAGCTCTACATGGTCTGCTACCCCGTTACCAGACCAAGAAAAGAACACAATATCGCCTGGAAGTGCAGAATATTTGTCCACTACTTGTTTGTTCTTCTGGAACCAAGTTAGCCCGTCTGGGCAGTAAGAAAACCCTTTAGGTGTCTGAGCTGCTACTAAATGAGATGCGTTGGCCTGTGCAAAGCACCAGCTGATACCCATAGCGCAATAGCTCTGGTTAGGAATTCCGTACCACGTTCCATAAGGATTCTCGTTGTTAGGGCCTTCTACAAACCCAATTTGGGTACGAGCGACATTGACGATATCAACCCCGGCTGTCACTGGTAGATCAACCTCTCAGCTAAGTCTCCTGGAGTAACAATGTTTGCTGGCTTGTTACAGAGGTCTATCTTTGCGGCATCGTATGCAAGAGCAACAAGTTCAGAGCAGATAACCCCATAGCGCTCAGCCATCTTTTCTAAGAGAGTGGTGTTAGCAAGCATCTTTAACCCTAGGATGCGAAGGACTAGGTTAGCTATATCTAAAAACCCGTAAGGACGATCAACAAGTTTTTTAGCGGCTTCAACGATTAGAGCGCGCTGTTCATCAGTTAGGTCTTCGTGTTGGTTCCAGCCGATTACCGGGTACTGGGTAGCTTTCCCAATAGCAACCCCAGTTGGGTTTGCCTGTACGATCATGCCGTCCCCGATATAAATAAAGGCGTGGTTCCACCTAGACATAGTTCCTAAGCGGATCAGCTTTCCAAAGAACCCCGTGGTCTTAACTACCCCGTAGTCTCCTGGGCGAGGTTCATAAGCCATTACTCTTTGTTCTCCTCAACGTATTGGTTAAAACGCCCTTCAAGACGCGCGTACTCAACCTTGATCTCTGTGATATCTTCACGGATCTCATCTTGCTTCTGGTCTAGCTTCTTAAGGATCGGTAAGACTTGAAGCTTAACGATGTCATTAAGAGAGCTGCCGTGATTAGGCTTTAACTCCTTAGAGTTCTCTTTCATCTCCTCTAAGTACTCTTTAACTAGCTCTTGTGTGTGGTTCTTAAAGATCCAACGGGCAATGCCCAAAAAAACACCTCCAACAACGGTGACTGATGCTGCTGTGCCTGTAACAGTTGCTATGTCCATTGTCAAGCCAATTCTCAATAGAGGAGTTATGTTAAGGAGCGCAGTTATTATCCGTAAGAAGTGCCACAAAAATGCGTGATTTGTATAGTTTTCCACAGAAATACAAAAATATCTGCGTCAACTAACGCTTCTGGCTTGACATAGGTTGTAAGGCTGCCTATATGCTAATACAACCGACTGAGAGGAGCAGCGATGCTTAATATCAGAATCAACTTCACAGTTGATGTAAAAAAGGTATCTAGACTGCTTGTAGCAGCAGTGCTAGTGTGGACACAGTTGTTTACACCAGCCAATGCCCTACCAGCCCCAGAGCCTAAGGAAAGGGTAGTGACAGTATCCCTTAACTACATAACCGTGAAGACGACACGGACAGACGCCAAGAAAGCCTTGGCTAGTACTTACGTTAAGTACTTTGATGCTCAGACGATTGCCTTCTTAACGGAGTATTCGGCGGGCAAGTCCATGACTGAATGGAAGTGTTTAAACTCACTTTGGTCTCACGAAAGCCACTTCAACCCTAAAGCCCTTAATATGGGCTCGCATGCCTTTGGTATTGCTCAGTTTCTCCCATCAACATGGGATAACTACAATGTAAAGAAGACTGCGGTGGCGCAACTACAAATTAAATATGGCCTACATTACATTGAAAAAAGATACGGAGACGCATGCAATGCTTGGAAGTTCTGGCAAGGACACGGTTGGTATTAAAGCCCCAGGGTTTGATGGTACGCAGATATGCGCTCAAACAGACCCTGACCTGTTCTTTCCAGACGAGTTCAAAGATCCTCGTCTAACCTTAAACGTGGCCCGCAAATTATGCAGGTCATGTGAGTTCAAAGAGCCTTGTCTAGAGTATGCACTAAAGCATGCAGATCTAGTCGGTATCTGGGCAGGCACAACTCAGAGGCAACGACAGGATATAAGAGCCTCCAGAAGTAGAGCGGCATAATAAGAAAGCCCCCGATCACTCGGGGGCTTTTTTATTTACGTTATTAGCAAACGTAGGTGAATGTGCCGTCCTGTGTTCCTGGATTTTCACCAGTTGCAAGCTTGTAGACCACCAAGTTAACTGGTGTTCCTGTGCTCTGGCTACCTGTAATAGACTGGCTGTAAACAGTTCCTGCGTTAGCAAGAGTTGCTCCAGAAGTCGTGTAGGTGACTGTTCCTGTATCGAAGTCAGCATTTCCTAGAAGGCGGTCAGCCTCTTTAACAGTCAAACCTGTGACTGTAGGAACTGTCTGGGAAGAGGTAACAGCTGCAATTGTGACAACAGCGTTTCCTGCAACACCTGCGAGTGCTGAGTCTGTAGCAGCATTTGTAACTGTGAACTGTGTAGCAGTTGCAGAAGCGACTGTTACGCCAGACAAGTTAAATGCTGATGCAGTTGTGTAAGTTGGAGCGTAGTACTGAGTAGCGATTGGCTGAGTTGAACCAGCAGCTACATAGTTGTAGAGGCCTGTGATTGTTACAGTCTGTCCTGACTGGAAGTTGTTGTTAGCTGTGTAGGTAACAGTTCCACCAGAAGCTGAAACCGCAGTTACAGTTGCATAGAGCTTTGTAGCTGGGTTGAAGCCGCCGTTAGAGGTGTTCTGTGGGAAAGCATCCCAACCATTGATAGCACGAACGTGGTTATCAGAAGGGACTGTTAGAGTTACCTGTCCAACTGCCTTTGTAAGATCTGCGGCGGCAATTGTGTAGCTAGCATAGTCAGTTGTTGTTCCCCAGCCGTAGTCTGCGCCAAATCCTGGGATAACTTCTAGGTTAACTGCGGCCTTACCAGTAGCGCCTGAAACGGCACGATCTTGAGTAGAGCTTGTAACTGTGAAGTTTGAAGATGATGCAGTAGCAATTGTTGCTGAGGTCTTATTGTAAGCAGATGTGTAGGTACCTGTAGCTGTTGAGGTTGAGCCTGTAGCAGCTGAAGTTACTGTGAAGTTTGTGTTGGTTGTAACAGCCAAGATAGTCTTGGTGCCGTTAAAGCCGCTAGTAGAAGCTCCGGTAATAACAATTGTCTGACCGGCTGAAAGACCTGTTGTGCTAGAGGTTGCATAAGTTACAACACCAGCAGAAGCTGTGATGCCTGTGATAGCAACTGTGCTTGAAAGCCCAGTAACAGTTACAAGCTGACCAGCGTTGAAGTTATTAGCTGCTGTGTATGTAATTGTGGTTCCGTCACCAGAAGCCGCTGTTACTACAGCAGTGTCAATGTCGGATCCGGCAGAGCCTGTTGTTCCGCCAGTAGCATTGTAGGTAACTGGTGATGTACCAGTGCGGTCGTCATTTGTCTGAAGTGGAAGGTTTCCGTAGACAAAATCAACAGCAACGTTACCTGAAGGGGCTTGCTTGTAGCCCGAGTCACGAATAACTGTCATTATGTTTCCAATCTATAGATGGGTTTAACGTCCCATGCGCCTGGGACGTTATAAGTTTATCTACTAAATCTAAGTGTGTCGGGCTTTAATTAAACCTATTAACAGCCCATAAGCATAAAAATATCTTGGATACCTGCTGTAGAAGATCCGGCGGCTACTCCATTTATGTTGCCATTTTGATCTACAAAAGACACAAGAGTCCCAGATGAATTACGCCATTCTTGTAAGTTAACTGATTGACCTGAAGCATTTGCTTGAATTACAAACCCTTGAAGGGTGCCTACTGAAGGGGTAACTGTGTTTGGGTATGTAGAAGTTGGGGATGTACGAACATAGAGACCTGCATGGCTGTCACCGGCAACGCCTTTTTCAATATTTGTAAGGCGATCTCCAACTGAAGGGTAGGTGTAACTTGAAGGTGACCATGTGCTTGATGAGTTTACTGAAGAAGATGTTAGAGGATTATTTCCTGTAGCTGTGGTGCCAAGCACGGTCTCAATAGCGTAAACTTCGTCTTGAATAGTGTTTGGGTCAGCGGCGTAAATGGTGTCAGTTACGTCATGGTGGACGTTAAATACTTTTGCCGAAGCTGGATACGAGGCGGTCATACTTACCCTTTCAGAGGAGACAGTTACAGTTTACTGCCTATTTAATTAGTTTTGGTGCTCTCCATTAGGTCCTTTTCCAGGGGTGCCATAGACAGCAATACTTGGCTTCTCGTTTTCATTTAAAAACAGATGGCGTAGGCCAAAGCGAGAGTCCCTGATAGTTGACTCTTTAGCCTTAGGTTGTTGAAACTCTTTTTTACGGCTCATGGTGTCCATCGGTTTGACTGCTTAGCTTGAGTTGGTCTGCCAGGCACTACTGGTGACATTACCCTTGTGAGCTTTTCCCTAAACTGACGCGCCTTTAAAGACCTAGGGTATGAAGTTATGGACGAAGAGATGCTGGATGTAATCCCGCCCTTAACTTTCTTACTTGCCACGTGGTTCCTTAAATTGCTTTAAATTGCGCATTCCAGGAAGTGCTGGTTGGTAGGCTTTGCCACTAGTTGCAATTTTGTTTGGTTCCGGCTTGTACGCAGGTTTAGTTGCTGGCTTAGATGCGGGCTTATTTTCTTTTGTCTGCGGCTCTTTAGCCCTAGTTTTACTTTTAGGATCAGCCGTCTTATCTTTAGATGTCTTTAGCTTAGTTAAGTTATTTTTACTAGCATTTTTAAGGCTTGAAGACACATGGGCGCCGATAGCAGCAGCGCCCTTTAATGTAAGAGACGTAGAAGATACTGATCGGCCTTTAATTGTCATACTCTGATTCTAAATGGTTTTGTTCACAATGGCGTGCTAAAGAAGGCACTACCCAAGTTTTGCCACATATTTTGCACCGATAGCTATTGCTTTGTGGTTTTGCCACGCTATCTCCTTAGTGCAGTAGGTTGAACTCACCTTCGGGATCATAAACCTGCAGGGCTGTAGTCACCAGCTTGGTGCCAGCTTGACGGGCATGGTGCCCGCAGAATAGGAGTTCTCCGTGAAGAAATGACGCCAGTACTTTTGCAGCGGCTCCACAGGTATCACAACGGTCTTGAAGGGTTAACTCTCTATGGTTGACCATAGTCTTCATTACAGGCGTTCTCCGCGAGAGCGTTTAGCGTCCTCAATGTCTTGACCGTTATCTGAGAGTGGCATCATTTTTGGGCGGCGAGATGCTGCAATCTCATCCATAGTTTCTGGAGTTAAAGTCCCAAAACCTTCAGGAACATCACTGTAATCTGGTTCAGGCCATTGGCCTTCTGAACGCTTCACGCAACACCGCTTCCACCAGCCGTGGGAGCTGCTCCTGCCGCAGCACCGCTTCCAGAATTCATACTAGCACCTTCAGCAGCTTCTTGTGAGGCAGTCTCATTAGCTTCTGACATAGGTGACTCTGCGCCAAAGTTACCTACAACACCACTGCCGCCAATAGTTAAGTAAGACGGATTAACAGTCTCTGTGCCTGGTCCCCAAAAACCAAGTGCAGGGTACTGCTCATGGTACTTAGTCTTTTTAGAATATTTCACTTCTCATTTTCTTTCTTACCTGCGCGGCGCTTGTTCTCTTTAGCAGTATTCTTACCTTTATCGAGTAGGCGCAAGTTACCTTTAGAGTCATTGTTGTGATTATTATCTTTGTGATCAACAGTCTTGTTCTTAGACTTGATCTTGCCATTAGTAGATTCGTAATCAGCGCGGGCTTTATTCTTAGAAGTAGTTACCCACTTACCATCTACTTTCTTCTTGTAGACGTAAATCTTTCTTCCGCCGTTGGCTTTGCTACCATCGTATGGCCCAAACTTCTTAACTTCTGACATATTAGGCCTCCTGTAGTAACTTATTAGTTTTAGACATATTGCACCAAGCATGGCTTGGCCTTACATTCTCTAGTGTATTAGAGCCACCCTTAGAGATAGGGATAAAGTGGTCTAAATGAAAACCAGAGCGCCACCTACCTATTCCAGCGCGGCTAGGTGCACCGAAATCTATGGGCATATCACAAAGGTAACAGTTAGTGCCGTACGTCTCAAATACTTGAGCTTCTGTGTACAGCTCAGTTGACACCATCTTTTTTATAGCTTTACGTTTGCGGTCTTTTGCTCTCTTTTTGTCTCTATGATTCTCGGCATATGTTTTGTAATAAACAGCCGTTTTATCACGATTTCTACGCTGCCACTCTATAGATGTATTTGTACATTGCTCTTTATTGGCGGCATAATAGGCGGCTGACTTTTTACGTCTGGCCTCTAAACAAGGCTCACAAGCAGGCTCTTTACGGCGCTTGTGGTACTGATAACCAGTATCCGTGCCGCAATAAGTCTTTGTTTCAGCCATTGTTCTTATGCCAATCTCGTACGGCCTGCTCAGCCTCAGATAGGTTCTTAGCATCTAGTGTGTAAGTTCCGCCACCCTTTGGGTGATGAACCTTAAACTTCTTGCCGTGCTTATCAACAACGTGTGGTTCACCATCTACTTTAAACTGATCTTTATCTTTATTCATTAGCAGTCCCACGCTCTCAATGACTTGTTAATCCGTGAGTTAGGATCTTTAGCGGTTTTAGAAGATGTGTTTTTAGACTTCATACCTTCCATGCGTGCGCAGAATGATTTACGGCGCGCAGCGGACTTAGGAGATTTTTTAGCTTCTGCTTTCTTAACAGGTGGCTTTAGGTTATGACCTTCTGCTTTAGCAGATGCGCGACCCTTAGCGTTAAGTCCGCCCTTAGAGTTTTGACCCTCTTTACGAGTCCATGCTGGTGATTTAGCCATTAGTCTCTCCTGACTTTCCAAATAAGCTTCCTATTGTTAAAGATATTCCTCTAGGTTTTTCTTTATCAGCATTGTTATGGTCTTGCTGACCTTGGTTAAAAGAGCCTGAACGGGTAAGAGATTGCTCAGCCGCACCAGACTCTGTACTTGCTGCAGCTTCTCCTGCGCCTGCTGCGGCTGATTCCCCAGCTACTTCTGCAAGTGGTAATAAAAATGACATGTTATCTCCTAGTAAGTTCCAAGTGTAAAGCTTGGGGTGTTTTGACGAGTGTTAGTCTGTGGGGCCATACCCTTTTCTAACTCTGTTGTGCGAGATGTGTTATCTGGTGCGGGAGCGCCCATAGTTGGCTTTGATTCAACCTGCACTGGAGAAGATACATCTGACTTAATTAGGTAATCGTTCATCGCATATCCATGTTTCTCTTCTGGCGGTTAAGGATATCTGCTGATTGTTCAGATACGTTATAGCGGCCGTAAGAGGCGCGTGGGCCATCATATTGTCCATTATGTACTACTCGAAACTCATTAACGCGGGAGCGCTTAGGCATAAGTTCTTTCTTAGACTTCTTTTTGCCTGGCATATTCTCTCCTAAAGCGCGTTCAGCTCGGGTGCGTCCTAGTGCTGGATCTTTCACGGTACGTTCTCACTATGCTCTACTGGAACTAACATGTTTGGATTAATGTCTGTAGCAGCAGCTACTCTGTGACCTCCGTCAGATACCATCTCACCAAACCTCTTTGAATGTGCTATAAAAACTGGCTTTTTAACTCCGTCGTTTTTAATAGACTCATAAAGACCGGACTTCTTTGCGGCGTCTACCTTATAGTCAGCGTGTTCTTTTTTTATAGTATTTTTATCTTTAGAGGGGTCAGTCATGTGCTCATACTCAACATCGATGTTGCTGGTATTTTTAAAGTTTTTTGCTGGACGAAACATGTCTAGCTGTTGCCACTGGCTTTCAGAGCGATTCACTTGCGCACCTCCTCTAGATAATCTAGGTATACAGGTATAAGCATATCGGCTAGCTTTTCTTTTTTATCCTTATGCTTCTCTTCAAAGTGGCGTATCCACTCGTGACCGTTATATCGTAGGTTTCCACAGCCGTTATTAACATCCGCCCAGCAAATCTTGGCAAAAGCACCTGCGCGCCCTGGAAGATCCAGCTGCTCCCACAACCAAGTAGAGAAGTGCATATTAACGCGGTGGGAGTCCGCGGCGCTTTCTTACTGCTTCATTGCGCACATTGCGCATAGACTTCATATTCCAGATTGCGTCTTCTCCGCGCTCAATCATCTTATCTTCTGCGCGTTTCTTTTGGGCGTAACCTGTAGATAGATCAACTTGTACGCCCTTAGCCCTGCTTTTCTTACTGCTGTTATCGACCCAAGAACCCATCATGGCCTTTTTATCTTTGGTTTCAGTCTTTAAGCGGTTAAGGTGCATAGAGAATTGACGAGGTGTGAGCGTGTTCTGTCCTGGAGCATATGCGGTGTCAACTGGTAGGCCGGTTCTTTGAGACTTTTCTTTGCCAACAATGTGCATACTCTCGCCTGGTTTGGCCAGCTTCATCGAGTTAAGGTTGATGGAGGCGCCCCCAAAGTCCCTTGTACTATCAATGAAGGACTGAGCCTCGTTAGGGCTTTCAGCAAGGGTACGGATTTCGCGCTTAGAGCGCTCGTGTTCACTTAGGTCGCCATATGACATGCTAGTATTCTCTCGTAAAAGACTTAGAGAAAAAGGTTAAAGATGGCTGTAGATGTTGTGGCAGTAGATGTCGATCCTACCGTTTGGCAAGCTTATTGCGAAGAGTGCGATAAGTACGTCAGCGACACCACCGACGACGTTAAGTACGCCGAGAAGAAAGGGTTAGTACACCTAGCTACTAACCACATTGAACACAGTAATATGGCACCCGCAGATTCTCAGGGGTAACAAAGAGCTTTTTCGAGCAGTGGTTGCATTGCACCTCATGTAGGCCGCTCTCAGCTAATTTGATGGTAAAGCTGTGGGTATAGAAGATCTTGGTTGCATACCAGACCAAGGCCGCGGTTATGACTAACATTCTTTGCAGTACTGACACTTACATCTATTGGTAGCACAAGGGCACTCTTCATCAGATTGCATTAGGCCAGTTCCCTGACACCAGTAACAAGGCTTCTTCATCGGTTGACCATATAGACCGCGAGAACACTAACGGCGATTGTCGCTACTAGCAGATATGGCAGGTAGCTCTCAAACTTCTCCATTTTTCCTCCAGATGATCTCTAAGAGCTCTTCATCGTTATAGACCTCGTGAACCCGTAGGAATGAGGCCACATCCTTCGCAATGGAGGCTCTAAGCATAGTCTCGAAGGCGTCCATATCTGCATCTCTAGTCATGGATGAAGTCTAGCATTCCCGCGATGAAGGCTGTCAAGCAAATGTATGCCAGATGTAGACATAGGTCTTATCGGGATTTGCCGCCCGCTCAGGGACATGCTCATCACAATAGCGCCACCAGGAGTAGGCAAACCACACAGGGTCCTCCTCGCAATCAGGAGTAAAGCACTTACCCATTCTCGCAATGACTCTATTCTGGTCTAATTCCATAACCGCTACTTCCCAGTGAGCTCTTTATGGATCTTATTGACTTCAGATAAAGAAGCTTCATCGACAATAGTCCTCATCGATATACCGCCATGACTTATCTTTGCCCCATAAAGCGCCTCTTTAAGACCCTTTCTAGTCTGACTAGCAAGCTTGGTCAACTGCTCAGGGGTAATCTCTTTATCTGTTAACCCAACGATCTCAATCTCTAGCGTTATCTTTTGGTACTTTCTCATTACCGCAACTTAGCGCAACCTTGCAACCTATGCAACCTCTTTAACACAACGCGCCACTCCCCGCAAATCGGCTAACTCTGCTTCCCCGTCTATTCTATTCGTAACTACCGCAGGCTACTGCCTCCCCCATATATGTGATACCTGTGGATTTTATCTGGCGCCGTTCCTGAGAATTGGCTGAGTTAACCCTGGGGGGTGTCTGATAGTTTCCTGAGAGTCGGCTGATAGTCCATTCTCAGGAAACTCTCAGGGAATAAATTGGGTGTAGTGTCCGTTATACAGGCACAGGGCAAGCACAGGGCAAGCCCGAATAACAAGGGAAAAAATATGAACAAGCAGGATATGGGTCAGGCACTAGTTGATTATTACGACACTCTCTACTCGGTGGCGTTTAATCTCACACGCGATTCTCACAAGGCGAATGACCTAGTGCAGACTACGGCAGAAAAGGCGATCAAGGCAAGCGATTCATTCTCAGAGGGTAATCTTGTCGGGTGGCTAGTAACTATCCTCCGTAACACTTTCCGTAACGATTACCGCGCAGAAGATCGCATCTCATTCTCACCTATTGAGGAATTGCTCGAGCAGGGTACGACTATGGAGGACGCTGTCCTCGCCAGTGATGAGGACAGCGAAGTGAAGTCGGACTCTCGATTCTCTGAGGCAAGCGCGGAAAATGCCTATCTATCCAGCCTCTCTGGTGGATACTCTCCAGAATTGGCAAGCGCCTTGCAGAATATCTCAAAGGCTCACCGCGAGATTCTCCTACTCAAGGCTGAGGGCTACTCATATGAGGAAATCGCGGGAATCCTCAAGATCGAAGTCGGCACAGTAATGAGCCGACTAGCCCGCGCTCGTAAGTCAATGAAGGAGGCTCTAGTATGAGCCTCCTAAATCCCCTAGTTTCCGGCCTCCCAATAACAGCGATGTTATTGGGAGCAGGGATCTGCTTCTCGATAGCATTCTTCAAGAAGTAAAAGGTAGGCGCGGGAAACCGCGCCCTATCTATTAGCCCTGTCAAGGGCTAGGCAAGTGGGTTTGGCATAGTCCAACACAAACATATGAACGGCATTCGGGTAAGGCGTAATAAATTGAACCCTATAAAAGACATTAGACAAAAGAGAGCAAAACGTCTAACCCTCAAGTAACACTTCATTCCTGAGAGTTATCTGATAGTTAGCCGAGGGAATAATATGAGGGGTCTATTTGTTCTATAAGTGTAAGACCACTACTACTACAAGGGAGCAAGACAATGGATAGATTTTATACTAATAACACTTATGATGTGTCTGACGCGCAGGATTTTAAAGTGCGTGTAGCAGACCCACTAGACGCCGACATATATTTAAGTGTGGAGGCTAGTGGCTGGGCTGGGAGCAATTCAGTATCTTTCTACGCTATCCAGAACCTACGCTTAACGCGGGCTCAGGCTAATCAGATCATTGACGCGCTATCTAACGCTATCGGTGAGTATGAGGAGGCTAAGGCGCTCGCAGAGTATGACGCTCAGCGCGACTCTATCTTCGAGGAGGAGTCAGTATGAGCGGGAACTACCCTCCAGGGGTAACGGGATTCGAGCCTCAAATTGCAGGCTACGACGAGGCTGAAAGCGTTCAGGAATTAGAGTGCGCTTGCGGTTGGGTGGGAGAAGTCCCTACTACCGAATACATATCTATGGGTGAAGTCACTTGGTACGCCGAGTGGATCTGCCCAAAGTGCAAAGAATCAAATTCTAACGAGGGTTGGTACGACCCTAACGACAACAACTAGAAGGGAACACAATGGGACGCAATTTTGCAGAGGATCTATCTAGTGGGGAGTTACAACTCTCCCTAGATGATCAGATCGGGATTCATCTAACGAGTAATCATTATCCACCAGTACCAAAGTCTATGGTAGAACCTTGCATAGAGGCTATCCAGAAGTGCAACGAAGGAGACTCTGGCGCGCTAATCGATCTACCTGAACCGATTACTTGGCGGGGAGAACCTCAAGCCCCAGCCTACGCAATAGTAGAGGCTCATCACTTAGAGCCTTGGATATCGTTCGACTACGAATAAGGATTAGGCGCCTACCCCTTGGGCGCCTATATCTATTCCCCAAGGTGAGAATGGGGAGGTGGGTCAACACAAACATTGTGGCATTGGGAATAGGGCATAAATCAACAAACGTTCCCTATTTTTTATTCCCT